GCCGTGTCCGCCAGAAACGCCGCGGAGGCCAGTCGCCCAATGGCGGCCGGCGCCGCTGATAATCCCAGGGTGGCCATCATCGCCGGGCTCGTCATGCTCTCCGCCCCACGCAAAAGCGACCCATGCACCCCGGCCGCCGTCTTGGCCAGAGTGTCCGGCTGATTCTGCTGCAACAGAATTGACTCCGCCTCGTCTGGGGAAAGGTCCGGCGAACTGCTGGTCAGAACGTCAATTGCATCCTGCCAAGTCTGGGCCGATGGAGCCAATTTGGAGAAGGGAACCAGCCCGCTCCAAACGCTTTGCTCCACATTGGGCGGTGGGGAAATCGTGCCCAACTGACGGGCGCGCTGAAATTGGAGCGCGGAAAGTTGCTCCGGCGAATAACCTGACAAATCCTCCGGCTCCTGAAACTTCAACGGCAACGTCACCCGAGGCGATTCAGACTCGGTATCATCGACGGAAGCCCCGGACGATTCGAAATCATCCAGCGGTGTGAAATCAAACGGCATCCTATTCCTCCTCGGGAGTGGTGTCTTCGGTGTCGGTTTCCTCGGTGTCAGTCTCCTCTTCCGGGGTCATCGCTGACTCATCGACCTTGCCCGCGGAAAGTTCGGTCCAACCTTTCTTTTCCTCTTCGGGCGTCGCGTCCCACTGGTCTCGCGGGGCAAAACCGATTTGGCCATCGGGCGACCGTAAACGAACCTGACCCTCCGGAACCACCGGCGCAACAGGTGCGCCCGCAGTAGGAGCCAATCCCGCACCGGCAGCCGAAGGACGTCCGGCGCGGCGGGATTCAATCTCTCCGATGAGAGCATCACGCTTGGCGGCAATCGCCGGTTTGTCCTCTTTTTTGGCGGTCTCATATTGCTGCTGGTACACATTCAGGAGCATCAAATCTTCCCGGGTCCGTCCCTCGGGTGTCAGTTCCGTGCGAGGTAACGGTTTGACTGATCCATGAGCCCCAGCCATCGCTCGCACCCCCAGCGGATTGCCCTGCTCATCCTTCAATTCATGCGCGATGAAATCCGGCGGGGCTCCGACTCGATTGCTCGGCAGCATGCGGCCCAACTGTTTTTCGTTCCCGGCAAAAAGAAGAGGCGCATTGGCCGCCACCAACTTCTCGATGGGTTCCCCGGCTTGAAGTCCCTTTTGAAGTGCCTGCATTCCCTGCATCCGTTTGGCCGCGATGGCCGCCGCCTGCTCGGCCGCCTGTTCCTTGAGCCGCAACTGTTGCTGGAACTGCTCTGCCCGTTGGGCCTGAGCCTCGCGCCGCAACTGCATCTGCTCCGCTGCCCGTGCCAACTCTTCGTCTTTGGTCTGGCGCAACACGGCCTCGTGCCGCATCGCTGCCCGCTCCTGGGCGGCCAATGCTTTGTCCTGATGTTCCCGCTCCGCCTCGAGGCGATCATACTGCATTCGGGCAGCCTGCTCCCGGCTGAGCCGCTGCGCATTGGCAGCCAATCGAATGCGAGCCGGAGCGATGGGATCAATTTGAAGCCATGGAGGTAAAGTGACGGCCATAGAGATTAAGTGTTAAGCATTCAGAAAATCATCGACTGTGTAATCCCCGCTGTCCCAACCACCCCCGCCAGTGTAGGAATTATCCAATCCCAATCCCATATCTTGCCAGTTTCCACCGGCTCCGCCGGGACTGTTTCCCCCGCCGATGTCCAAGAGCGACGCGAACCAAGGATCGTAAGTCTCGTAGTTTTCCCGCGTCTGATCGTTGGCCGGTGAATTCCATCCGTAAGTGTCCCACGAATTGCCCCCACCGTAAGAGAGGCTGCCGCCAAAATCCTGATTCGTGGAAAATGGATCGTATTGCGGATCCAAAATGTCGTCCCAACCACCGGGCGACGACGTGCCCGGCATCGTTCCATAGGGAGCAGGCTCGTAAGGCGACTGTCCCGGCTGCATCGTGCCATGAGCAATAATCGGTGGCCCGGATCACCCACCCATCCGGCGGCGCAAAGCGTCATCGACTGTTCCCACCCCGGCTCCGGCCCCTCCGCCACCACCGTAACGAATCGGCCCCGTTCCACCACCACCGCCGCCGCCCGCGGCTTGGTTGGCCCGCTGATACGCGGCTTCGGGGTCCGGCGCCGCCCGGTACAAATCGGCTCGCTCCTGCGCGTCGAGTTGTTGGCGGATGATGTCGTTCGGATCGTACGGTCGGACTAAAGGCAACTCGCTCTGAATCTGGCCCAGGTCTTTGAGCGCCTGTTCCTCCACCCCGTACCGGGTGAGCCCCAAGTCTCGGAGCAACTTGGTGTTCTCCATTCCGCTCCCGCTGACTCCGCCTGCCACTGCCGCCTCGGCTGAACTCTGCTGCAGTTCCGGGATCAAATCGGAAATGTCACCACTGGCCCGGCGTCCCACGTTCCCCAACAGGGTGCCAAGAGCGCCAAAGTATTCGCCCGGGTACTGGCCTCTGAGCGCCGAGTTTTGGGAGCCGGTGAGAGACCCGATGATGCTCGAGAGGTTCCCAAGATTGCCCGTGACAGTACCGATGGGTGACGTCACTCCTGGGATGCCGCCACTGGCTGGGTTGTAATTCGTCGGCGGTGCACCGGTCAAATCTCCCGCACTATCAGAGATGGGTACAGCGCCGCCGGTTCGTCTCGGAAATTCTGGAAAACCAGTTCGTACCCCAAATGAAGGCATAAAATGTTAGGTTAAAGAGCCGATGCGTTGGTAAGACAGTTTCGCCGTTCCGAACGGAGCGAAGTTAATGGCAGGCCGCTGCTTACCCAAGTGATGGCGCAACTCACCATTGAGTAAGTTAATGGCCTCTCGAATGTGCATGTTATTCTGACCGGCCGAAGTTGTGTCATCCATCTCTCCGAATCTCACCGACATGCATGCCTCTTTGAGCGCCGATAGGTTCTGAATCAGCAAATAGTCAGTGTCCACTTGCGCCGGAATGAAGGCCAGTTTGGCCATTGCTGTAACTTGGACCGTGGTCACGGAACCATCGGCCGGGTTGCAGCAATTGCGCGGCAGCCCGTTGAAGAAATAACGGCGGTAGCCCGCCACTTCCTCCGACGGTTCCATGGTCAGGATGAGCCGCTGATTGCCGGTCGTGGTGTCCACCTCGTAGACCTTAACCGGTCCCACGGTGAAATCTTTCTGCAGCCCGGTCAGGCTATTGATATCGAAGGGGGTTTCCACGAAGGGCTTGCTGAAAGCCAGATAGATTCCCGTCACTTCGTCGATGCCATCCAAACTGTAGATGGTTGAATTGTTCTGGTCGGTGCCCTGCACCAACACCCGCCGTCCCACGTCGGCGTTATCGGTGATGTAAAAGCGCAGCCGTTTATTTGGTGGCACCAAATCCAGGAAAGTCGGGAACAGACCACGGTCAAAGGATTCGAGGATTTGGCAACTGTTGCGCACCCCATCACACCCGGCGGCGGGCTGAAGTCCAATCCCAGCCTCCAGAAACTCGTAGAATTCATTCTGGATCCGCACTGGACGTCGGCAGACGTCCAAATCGGTCAGGCGAGCGATATTGCGTGGCAGCGTGATGTGAGGATCGTTGGTCCCATCGACGTTGAAGACCATTTTGGCCCAGGAACCCCACCATCCGACTTCCCCACCCTTAAACATCAGGCGTTCCTGCGCCTCGTTGACGTACTCGATGAGTTTGGAGCGGTCGGACGCACAGCACCCAACCGCCTCAGGGATCCGAGACGTCCGGACATCTTTCAATCTCTTCAATTGCATAATTATGGAGGGCTCAGTGGGCGGATAGTAATCACACCACCGGTCCAAGACGGAGTGAAAACGCCGCTGCCATTGACCTTCACCTCGAGAGTGTTGACTCCGGACGGAAGTGCCAAGACGAGGTTGAACGATTTGGCCCCGGTGGTGTTCTCGACCGGCCCGAAATGATCGACCCCATTCAAGTTCACCACCGCTTGACCGCTCACAATCAAATCCGTGTTCTGACTCCAGTTAAATTGGAAGGTCAGATTGTATGGGTCAGTCTTGGGATTACAGATCGTGGTGGTGCCGCGCACCGCGATGGAACCCAACCCAACAGCGGAGAACGTCGCGTCACCCCCGGCGATGGTGAGCGTTCCGGATGGCCCAATGCTATTCCAGACCAGATCCCCCACCGCATCGACGTTGCCCATGCAATCGACTCCAGTGGCCACCTCGAGGCTGAATGTCTTTTGGCAACTCACCGGGCTTCCATCACAGGTCGCGGCCACCTGCACCGTGAACTCGAAGGAACCGGTGTCAGTCGGGGTCCCATTGAGCGCCCCATTGGCGGCTAGGGCGATGCCCGGCGGCAGCGACCCACCCACCAAGGTCCAAACTTCAGAGGCGACATCGGCCGGCTCCTCGATGAGCGGCTGGGCATAGTCCACATTTTGCGTGGCGTCCGGGAGCGTGGCGGCCGTCACAATCTCCATGATGCAGATCGAAAAGAGCTTCGATTGGGACGACCCATTGGCATCGGTCACTTCCACCCGGAAGGTGAAGGTGCCACTGCTGAAGGCGGTACCGGAAATCAGTCCAATCTCCGGATCCAAATCCAACCCGGGCGGCAAGCTCCCCGACTCGATGACCCAATCGTAATCGTGCGTCGTGAAGGCGATGCCACCGTCGGCTTCCAACTGGAACGAGTACAGTTCGTTGACGCACTTGCTGGGGAGCACGCTGGAAGAAAAACAGATGCGATTGGAAAGCGCCCGATTGCAGGCCATGCTCTGTGCCTGTTCATCCGCCAGGGCTTGAGACAGCGCCGTGATCGTTCCGGGGTCCACCGATTCAGTGAACGGCAATCCATCCGGACAATCCTCCGTGCAGGTCTGCAAGTGATTGCCGAACGTCGGGAGTTTGTTCCGTGGATTGGATGGCGGCACTCCGCCAGGAGTGTTGGGCGTTGGCCCCCGGCCGCCGGGACTGTTGGGCCCGGGCGGAATCGGCGGTTTGATGGGTGGGCTGCCACCTTTCCAGACGCAAGTTTGGGCCTGCTGTTGAGCGCACAAATCGGCGGCCTGCTGAGACACGGTTGAAAAACAAATCGCTTTGCATCCGAGTTGGAAATACGTCACTCCCAAAGGTGGATTCCATTTGAAATCCCGGAAGCCGATGAACACATCGACATCGGGTTCCTCAGCGGTGAGGTTCTCAATCGGCGAATCGTTGCAAGGAAGACATTCGCGATTAGAAAGTTCACAAGGAATGTTCATATCAGCAAACCAGATTCTGGAAAGGTGCTTTGGCTTTGGGCAGAGCGTAAATACGAAGCCCACGCAATCTGCACCATCCTTTAATCGTCAATCGAATCTGAAATTGATATCCCTCCGTAGTCGGCCGGGCATTGTTGGCCTCGCACTGACTGGGCGGGCTTGGCAGTGACACCGTTGCCTTAAATCCTTCGCAATAGGGCTGCGTCGGATAATCCGGGCACGTCACCGCTTCAGGGTCTTCTTTGCAGTCCTTGGCTGTGCATTCCTTCCAAGCTTGCCACGGGATCCAGCACGGATTTTGGTCTACCTTGTAATCAACCTGGAATTGCACTGTCCCCAACATTTTATCGAACCACAACTCCAGCCCATCCAATTTCTTGAGCATGAATGGATCACCCCAAGTATAGGCCGGGGTCTCAAGAAACCATGTCACCCGATCGCCGTCTCCGTCGTTCTCGCTGTCAAATCGATCCGCCGTCGTCATCTCCCATAAATCGATGTTGCCAGTGAGCTTGCTAACCACGAAAGCAAATGCTCGCTGAAGACCGCCAAAGTCGCCCGTCAGCAACTGCAGAAAATAGAGCCCTTCATACATACCTTCCCAGGCCGGAGGCGGCCGATCTGCGAGGGTGCTCAAAATATCGAAGTCCAGTGGAATGATTCCCTGATGAGCCACGCCCACTTCAGTTTGAAACGGAGCCACCGTCTGCCAAAGTCGATTATCAAAGTTGATTCCAGACGAGAACCGCAACAAGGACCGGTCGTTAAATTGGATGATGCGTTCCTCGGGGCTACTGATGGAAATGTTTCCCCATTGTCCAAAATAACGAATGGCCAAGGTGAGACTGCGAATTCCATCCACTGCTTGGTAAAACAGATCGCCATTAACAGGCACCACACAACGATCTCCCATGGAGCCAAAGTCTCGTTGAGCCACTCGCTGTAACGGTTCTGAAAGTGCGCTCCACAGCGCTCGAGTGACTGGAACACTGGTGGCATAGATGACTTTTCGGGTGAAGACGTAGAGTTGGCCTTCGCCCAGAGACGTGTCCAAGTTGGCCGAATGTTTTAAGGCCCGGATGTTCCCGGCATTGGTCGGAACGATGAAGGCATCACCGGCCAGAGAGAGCGGATTTTCGGTGTTCTTGAGAATGGAGTCCCGAAATTTGTAATTGGTCGGAGGCACGTTGGTGCCGCTGACTTTGCTCCCCACGATGTCGCCCGCGCAGTATTGGCGCCCAAAAGCATACCATAACCGGCCCATGTAATAATCCATCGGCCCAGCGGCCGGAAGTTCGTTACCGGGGTTTCCTACCCCCAAAAAACCCACGGACCGGCGAAGACTGTTGCCATCCCAAAAGAGTGGCAGCGTTTGTAAGTCCCCAGCCTGAACGACCATGAATTGCTCACCCTGCGCGAAAAATGTCTCAGGCTCGTTGGGCGGCATCGCTGTGCCTGGAAAGGAAGCAGTGATGTTCTGCACCGAATTATCCGAATCGACGCGCACCCGGTAAAGTGTTCCCCCAATCGAAACCATGATGTAGGGATCAGCGAAAGGAGGCTCGTACATGAATGCCCCCTGGAAAACCCCCTTCCACTTCATATTTCGCACCAATGGCTTCCAGCCGGTGCGTTGACGCACCCCGCCACCTCGCACCGTTCCATTAGTCAACCAAGCCAGTTGATTGCGCTTGAGCCCTGTGTCGAATCCCTCTGAAACAATGGTCGGCACCCGTCCACTGTCGATTCCACCACTCCAATCCAGTTGGCCATCGACGATGCGAGTTGTGTTCCCATTGCCATTTGCCATTAGTCTGGACGCTGAATGCGAGCCGTCACAAAGTCAACTCGCTGTATGGCTCCCATGCGTCAACCCCCCAAGCAAGATAAGTACGGCCTTCTCTGGGAGCCGCTCATGATTCCACCAGCCATCGAAATGCAGATGGTTCGAAACGACGGAATGATCAAGGGCAAAGGCAACGGACTGTTTTTCCATTTCAAGGAACTCATCTCGCTGCTCTGGCCCGAGCACGTCTGGCATCGGTGGAATGAATTGGAACTGCACGCTTACTTGGAGAATCGAATCATCGGCGAGATGGGCCCGGCCTCCTCTGGTAAAACCCACAGTGCGGCCATCAATGTTCTGACCGATTACTATTGCTGGCCCGAGTGCACCACCGTCTTAGTCTCCTCGACCGAGCGGGAAATGCTCGAAATGCGCGTCTGGGGTGAAATCAAGAAGTACCATCAAACAGCACAAAGCCGCTACCCCTCGCTGGTCCCGGGCAACCTCATCGAAAGTCGGCAACGCATTATCACCGATAGCCGCTTCGAGGAAGTGGAGGGACGCGACTTCCGCAACGGCATTTGCGGTGTGCCCTGTAAAAAAGGCGGGAGCTACGTCGGATTGGGTTCCTTCGCCGGTATCAAAAACAAACGACTGCGCATGGTGGCCGACGAATGCCATTTGATGAACCGGGTCTTTGTCGATGCCATCTCAAACCTGAACAAAAACCCGGACTTCAAATGCGTGGCCATGGGTAATCCCAAGGACACGACTGATGCTCTCGGTGTCATCTGCGAACCGGCGGCGCACCTGGGTGGCTGGGACGGTGGAATCGATCAATCCCCCAAGACCAAGACTTGGCCGACCCGCTTCGACCAGGGGATCTGCGTGCAATTGGTGGGCAGTGATTCCCCGAATCTGGACGGGCAACTGGGCATTCCGCTGATCGAACAAAAGGCCATCGATGCCGACATTGCCTTTTACGGCAAAGACAGCCTCCAGTTTACCATGATGAACGAGGGGCGCATGCCCCGGGGCCAGGGACTGCGCCGAGTCATCACCCGCCAGATGTGCCTCAAGTTCGGCGCCATGGAGGAACCGATTTGGAGAAACGATGACCGCACCAAACTCGCGTCGCTGGATGCCGCTTACGGGAGCGTAGGAGGCGACCGCTGCGTTCTGACCCGGCTGGAGTTTGGAATGGATCCCAATGAGCGTCAGATTCTGGCCCTCATCGACACCATGCTGGTACCGGTGAGCGTGGAAGTGGATGAACTGGCCGAGGACCAAATTGCCAACTTCGTCAAAGAGAAGTGCGAGGCGTGGGGCATTCCACCTCAGCACTTCGGCTTTGACTCTACCGGCCGCGGCAGTTTGG